TTTCTGGCGATTTAGTAAAAATGCTCAACACAGGTACTATTTTAGTAGCTGGTGCTGGGGATGAAGCCTTGGGTGTATTTAGAGGTTGTACTTTTACAAACTCTTCAGGTGAGACTGTTTTTAGTTCTCATTTCCCAGATGGCACTGTATCGTCCGATATTAAAGCATTTGTCGTAGATGATCCTGATGCTGTATTTGAAATTCAAAGTGCAGGTTCTCCAGCTCAAACTGATGTCGGTTTGAACGCAGATATTTCCTATACTTCTGGCTCAACCAAAACTGGTATGTCAGCTATGGAACTGTCTGGAACAACAGCAGCTACAACTGCTACGTTCAGAATTATGGGCTTTTCGAGTGACCCAGATAACAGTACAACAGGTTCAGCAAACGTAAATGTGATTGTTAAATTTAATGAGCATTTCTATATCGACCCAACAGGAGTATAAATAATGGCAATTAATAGAGCGCAATTAGCGAAAGAATTAGAGCCAGGTCTTAACGCCTTGTTCGGTATGGAATATGCCAGATACGAATCTCAACATGAAGAAATTTATGAAACTGAGTCTTCTGATAGAGCGTTTGAAGAAGAAACCCTAATAGTAGGGTTTGGTAACGCAGAAGTAAAAGCTGAAGGTAGTGGTGTCAGATTTGATACAGCTAACGAAGGTTATACTTCACGTTATACCCACGAAACAGTGGCTTTAGCTTTCGCACTAACTGAAGAAGCAATTGAAGATAATCTTTATGATAGACTCGGCGCAAGATACACCAAGGCTTTAGCAAGATCTATGGCTAACACAAAGCAAATCAAAGCAGCTTCAGTATTAAACAACGCGTTTAGTACAACAGGCGGTGACGGTAAAGTGCTTGTGGCTACAGATCATCCACTAGGCGGCGGTGGTTCACTAGCAAATAGAGCTACCACTATGGCGGATCTTAATGAAACTTCATTAGAAGACTCACTTATTAATATTTCTACATTTACAGATGATAGAGGTCTTAATATTGCGTTGAAAGGTATGAAGTTAATTATCCCACCACAATTAGTATTTGTTGCTGACAGATTACTACAAAGCCCAGGCAGAGTAGGAACATCTGACAACGACATTAATGCTATAGCAAATACTGGTATGCTTCCTGATGGATATGTTGTAAACAACTATCTAACAGATACAGATGCGTATTTCATTAAAACTGACTGCCCAGACGGGTTTAAGTATTTTGAAAGATCTCCTATGCAAACTGCATTAGAAGGTGACTTCGATACAGGTAACATGAGATACAAAGCTAGAGAGCGTTATAGTTTTGGATATTCTAACTTTAGAGCCGTTTACGGTTCTCAAGGAGCTTAAGGAACGGATTATTGTAGCGTTTCTCACTCAACTACAATTTTAAGGGAGCTTCGGCTCCCTTTTTTGTTGCTTCATTTGATTATGAGGTGTAAACTTTAGGTAGTTTTAAATTAATTAGCTTAATGAGGATCGTAAAGATTTCCATTAATACAAGTAAAGGAGTTCATAATGGCTAATCCACATTTTCAAAACTTAATATTATGGGCAGGTAAT